TTGGCAGACATTTCCGCAGTAAACTGTGTACCTAAGTTTTTACCGCGATAAATAGCATTATGAGCAGCTGCATTGTCATAACCAACAATGTCATTAAGTTCATTAATCGCTCCCAGAATCGTTTTGTCGTTCGTCTGAAGCTTCTCGAATACTTTGTCGGCAATTTTTCCAAGTACCCAGTCTGAAAGAGTAGACAGTGAAAGGCGTTTATTTGCCTTTCCTGCCGTATCAAGTGTCATAATCTCATCATTATCAGCTACTGTAGTTTTTATAGTATAATCTGTCCACTTTGGCATAACTGTTTCCTCCTTATGCTAAATATTTGTCCCGGATATATTTCTTGACTGCATCAAGATGAGCCTGTACATCGTCATTCATCACAAGGAAATTGCCTTTGTTGTTCTGGCTGACAACTTCTCCTGTTTCCTCGTTTACCTCAGAATAGGTGTAAGCGATACGGCTTCCCTCTCCTGTGCTAAGATTCATAAAACTTGTAAGAATTTTCTTCATTATATTTTCCCCATTTCGTCAATAATGTTTTCCCTGTCATTAAAAAGTTCCTTTTCATAATCTGGTTCTGATACTTCAAGGTTTTCGCCGTAGTCTGGTTCCGGCATGTCTGTATCTATTGCCCTGTCATAAGCCATCTCACTCGCATCGGCAAACCGCATGTGCTCATAGTCAGCTTGCCGCGCTTTAATTTCGAATGCAAATTTAAGTCCCGGAGTACCTTTTGCAATGAAATATGTCTGTTCCTTTTTATCTACCCAACAATCGCCATTTCCTTCCTTTTGCAAGAAAACATAATATTCAATCCCTACATTGGTAGATTCTTGAAAAATGTCGTCTATGTCTATCAGGCATGTGCCATCTTCTGATATGGACGCTTCTCCGATGTCTCCAAACATGGGGGATGCCATTTCGTAACAATAAAATGCCTGTGTGCCATAGTTTTTTGTTGGAAGAATCCTCTTCTTTGTTCCACGCACACTCAAATCTGCAAGGTCGGTACCTGTGCCAAGGCTGTAAAAGTGTCCACTGGCTTCTACATGCGTACCTGCTTTAACTTTTCCTGATGTCGAAACATTGCTCGCCGAAACACTGGTATTAACCGAGACTGAGCTTGCGTGTAGGGTTCCTGTATAAAGATTGATTCCTCTAATTCGTGTTCCATACAATGTCCCGTACCCCGGCACATATACTCCTGTATCCGTCCTTGAATAGATTTCCCCAGCTGAAGCGTCTAGCGTTACTTCTCCATACGTGCCACTTGATGAAAGCTTTCTATATCCAACTTCCCATCCGGCCAGATACCCGGTGTCAATATACGAGGCATTCAGATACACCTTGTTGTTATAAAGATATAGCCCCTGTGTTTCCCCGTTGTTGGTTAATTTATTAAAAATCTCCAACTGTGTCATTTCACTGGCATCTTTTCCATCCTGTCCGTCTTTGCCTTTTTCCCCGTATACGCCAATCACACAAGGAAGTGTTGTCGTCTTAGCCCCGTTTGTGAAGAAAGTCTCCTCATAATTCCACAGGTATCTATTGTCCTGTGTTGGAATCTGCACGGTTTCTGTCCATCCAGAACTACTTGTTGATACACCAGACGAACTGGACGTAGCGAGATAATGCTGTACAATCTTCGAGATTCCATTTCCAGTATCACCTTGTTTTTGCTTCACAACTACAAATTCTTTCTTTGCGGTCATCCCATTGTAAGTTGCAGTTGCTGTGATTGTGCCACTGTCCACGGACAGTCCAGAGACCGTGTACGTTGCCCCTGACGCAGAACCACTTATTCCGTTTTCCGCAGAGAATGAAATGTTTGACTGCGCGGTTACGTTTTCAACGCCATACAGTACAGTTACCGTAGTTTTGCATGTCGGAAATGTAGTATATTTGCCAGATGAATCCGTTGGGATCCCCTGGAATTCATTTGATAACAGCACACTCAACGTTGCATATTTTGTCGCGATTTCAGTCGCGGTATTAGACGCTGTATCTTTTGCTATTTCGGATACAGCTTTTCCTTTTAACGAAAACTCTGTCGCGGCAATGTGCACCTTTCCGCTATCATCAATATGGAGCGTGATTTGGTTATCACTGTCAATAACCTTAATTCCTTTTGCATTGATAAACTTGCCTGCCAAAACGCCTGCAAGGATATAATTTGCATTTATATACAGCTTCTTATCCTGTATATAAATTCCCTGGTCTTCACCGCCGTTTGTTAGCTTATTAAATACTTCATTCTGTCCAAGGCTTGTATCATACTCTTTTACCGCATTGTCAATGTCAGTTTTGTCTACATATTTGAAATCAATCCAGTCAGTGTCAGTAAATGCACCGTCCGCTCGGCTTCTGACTGCTGTCTTGATAGAAGCTTCACCATCTGCCTTTGATGTGACCCAGAAATCTCCCATGTTGTACGGCGGTTTAGGTTGTTCGAAATAAACTGCTGCTTTCCCATCAATCTTATCAAACAGATAATCCGGGGCTTTCTGTTCAACCCATTCATTTCCGTCCCACCGCCAGCGCGTGTTAGCGTTATTGGCGGTATTCTGCCAAAGGTCTCCTTTGTGGATATATTTGCCTTTTTCCCAAACAATTAAAATCTCATTTCCACCTACGTCCAGAATGGAATTGCCATCAACATCTGTCCACGGAATCTCTTCTGTTTCTGTCCATTCAAGCGCCGGGTCTGTATCCTGGCTCCAGGTCTGAATTTTGCCGTCAAGCTGCTCTTGGAGACTTTCAATCGTATCGGCAAAAACGCCCTTGATAAAGGCTGTAACTGCTGAATCATCTGTATACTTAGATGCTCTCACCCAGTCATCGGCGTCATAGCTTGCGCCCTCTGCCTTTGCCTTTTGACACTTAAGAATGTCCCCTGTCTTTCCCTGAACCCATAAATCGTCAATATCGTAAGGTGGAACCGGCTCTGCTCCGAAAATTCTCTTCTTTGCATTTGCCGTGTTTTGTGCCTGCGCCGCATCAGCCAGAGCTTTGACCACCGCAGTGTCTTTTACATAATCCCACTTGTATTCGCCATTAATCTTTGCATATCTGTAAGCCTGTCCACCATATTCTTCGTTGTTTACAATATAAAACAGGTCGCCTAAGTGCTTTTCTTTAGTTGTGTCATCTGTCCAAGTGGACGCCGGTTCATTATTGCCATCAGGAACATAGTCTCCAAAGAATGCTTCTATCTGTCCGTCAATCTGCTCCTGAAGAACCTTAATCTGTGGAGAATATACTTCTGTAATAAATTTCTCAACCTCGGCATTTGCGACATTTTCAGGCGTTTTTCCTTTAATTGTGAGCTCTGTAGCATTAAGATTGACAGCTCCTGTCTCTGCGTCAATGCGGAACGTAATGTTGCCGTCATTGTCTTTTGCCGTGAATCCCCTGGTATTGATCCAGTCAGACTGAATGCCGATAGCATACAGAATGTTCAGCACTGCATCACCGTTGCTGTCAAATCCGGCTTTCCAAGTCCGGCCTCCGTCTACTGACAAGAAGAATCCATCAACGCCCGTCTTGTAGATTACTTTAGAATCAGTAAGCGTAGGCTTGTCGTGACGATATGATACCGTCGAGCCGTCTGCCTGAATTTCTTCCGTATAGTAGAATCCAAGGGTGTTGGCCGCCAGTTCGTTCATTTGCTTTAATTTTGCGTCATAGGCAGTAATCTTTTTCTCAGAATCTTTCTTTATGTTGTCGACCTCGACCTGCATGCTGTCTGGATAGTCAGCATTGATGTCTTCCATGCTCTTTGCATTACAAGAGAAGCTTGTACTGCCAGAGAATGCGAAGTCTACATCTGTCAGATATGAATAGTAAATATTGCCTTTAATGTCGGAAAATGTAATTCTATCTCCAAATGTGGCGTATCCTATTGCTATGCTGTCACAAGAGAATGGTCTTAATCTCATACCAACAAGTTCTTTTCCGATCAGGTCAACACCCGTCTGTTCATTGTCACTCAGAAGCTTGTTGTCAATCGTGATGACATATCCGTCTGTACCGTACTTGTATTCCGTCTCATTATCTGTATACTTGACCCCAGTAACAACTACATCGTCAACATCATAGGTAAGGTTATTGATAAAATTTGGCTTAAATCCTTTTCGCTCGAGAATTGTCTCAATCTCGTTACTATCAATGTCAAGGATAGTGTTTCCATTAATGTCATACCATGGAACTGTTTCTAATGTAATAGTATCCGTATTATCGTCAAAAGTGATAATTCGCAAATTATCGTTCTCGTCAATGCGAGCGTTACCACCTGCCAGAGCTGCAACCATACCGATTACTGCTCTAAAAGTGGTGTTCTCGGGCTTCTTCTGCACCTGATAGTCTGCGTTTTTAAATGTTGCGTCACCTAACACAATCCCGGTCTGCTGACAGGCATCTTCTAAAACCTCTCTGACAGAGCATGGGAAAACAAGGTTTGTATTGTAGCCTGTCTCTGCCTTGCTCATATAGTCTAACAAGGTGAGGTTAATCTCATCGGACGTGGCGGGCTTTTTCGACACAATAAATGTGCCACGGCGAATGGTTTCCAATCTATCAGACAGTTGCAAATTTAAAAATAGAGTGAACTGTGCCCCGGCAAAGTTGTAGTCAGAGAACCTATCATCATCATTGACCAGTGCCAATGTTGCTGTTTTTTCAATAGCTACACCTATCGGGAAATCCCCGGAATCAGAAGAATCTACAATGCCGTTTCCGTCAAGGTAGAAATCTTCTTTTTCCAGGTTTAAAGTTGTCCCATCACGCAGCACCGCATTCGCCGTAACATAATAGTTACTATTTAAGAGGGATTCTGTTTTTAACTGATTTGTAACATTAATCATACCGGTCGAATGCTCCTTACATTAATAGTTAATCCTGTCCATCGTTCTTCATTGCCTTTGAGCGTTTGCGCTGCCATATTGAAATTAGATGCATAGAACGTTTTGTCAATCCATTCGCCAGGTGTCCGAGGGTCTTTATGATGAAATGTGAACTGACTTTTGTTAATCATAGAGTTGAGAATCGTTGCAATCTCTCCCCATTTAAGTTCTCCCCATTCCATGTCATACCCAGCAATGGTTCCCATTGGTGTGTTATGCATAACAAGGTCCTGACTTCTCTTAGAGCTTTCCGTTGATGTAGTTGCGAACACCGGCTTATATGTATCAGGGGCCTTTATAGTGACCCCGTCAATTTTAAACTGCTCCTGTGACATTTACACACCTCCTAACAAGAATGGATTCTGACCGCCATTTCTGCGTCTCCTAAGCTCTGCTTCATCAATGATAATGTCTAATAGTTTTCTGCCAGATGCATTGACTGTAACATTGTAAGTGTTTCCATTTCCCTGTCCTTTCCCTGACTCTTCCCGGACGATCTGTCGCAGTAAGCTTTCCGGTGCTTCCAGGTTATTCCCTTTCTTCTGGTCTCCTAATACTGCGAGAAATTCACTTCGCGGTGGAATAACTGCACCGCTGGCCAGATACGGAATAGTTCCGACACGTGGAAACGTTGCGTGGAATCCGATTCTCTTTGTTCCGAATGGTGTAGGTACTTCCCACGGTCCGAAAGAAAACGCGGATTCGATTCCACCAATTGCATTATTAATCATCCCAACTGCATTATTAACAATGCTGATTGCCTGATTAATCGGAGCTTTAATAAAATTCACGATACCTTCAAACGCTGATTTGACTGCATCTCTGGCGGCATTAAACTTATTAGTGATAGCATTTTTTATCGCTTCTACTTTATCGGAAACAAATGTAGTTACGCTTTCCCATACTTGGGATGTTTTGTTTTTTACACTATCCCACACACCTGTAACTTTATTTTTGATTGCGTTAAATACTGTATTCGCGGTGGCTTTAAGAGCACTCCATAAATTAGAAAGCGTTTTTTTAATGGCATTCCAGACGGTTGAAGTCGCTGTCTTGATTGCGTTCCAGGCAGTACTAATGACGGTTTTTATTATTTTAAGTGCGCCTTTCGTCACGGTTTTAATTACGTCCCATGTGCCAGTTATAATATCCTTAATAAGGTTCCATATTCCATCTGCAATCTCTTTTATTCCCTGCCAAGCTAGTTCCCAGTCTCCCGTAAAAACGCCTACAAGGAAATCAATGATTCCGCTCAGAGTGTCTGCTACATCACCAATAATTTTAATTAATGATTTTATGACTTTGATTGCCACAGTGCCTACAACGTCAATTATTTCTGCCACAACTGGAAGTAAATTCGCGATTATCCAGTTAATTAAAGGCACTAACACTGACTCCCACAGAAGCTTCAGAGAATCAATGAGTTTTCCGAGGAATGTTTCTATTTTTAAAATCGCGTCCCCTAATGGTCCCTCTAACAGCCCTTTGAACTGTTCTGCCAGTCCTTGTAGCACTGGAAGAATATAGGTGTTGTATCCGGTTATCAGAGTCTCAAATATGCTTGATAGTCCATCTGCTATAGAATCAAAGAACGGTTTTACATGCTCATCGTATAACCTCGATATTGCGTCACTAAGATTCTGAACAACTGTCAGAACTCCGCTTGTCACAGTTTCTATTACTCCGAGACTGCCTTCAATCGCTGATTTCAGAATGTCTTTGTTGTCGATAAAAGGCTGCGCAATCATGTTAAGGATATCTCTGCCAAGTTTTGCAGCCGTTTCTGTAAGAACCATTCCGATTTCAGCAAAGATTCCGATTAAATCCGCTGTAATCTGCTGTGCGGTTTCTCCACCAAAAACTGAGAAAACATCAGTGAAAGCAACTGCAAGATTTCCCGCGATTTGTGAAATTTCGGCACCGATGTTGAACATATCTATCAGATAGTTCTTTATTCTTTGCGTGTTCTGCTTCAAAAACTTCTCGATTCCACCTATAATGTTTTGCGCAATTGTCAATCCGATTCTGGCAAATGAGCCGGCAACTTGTCCAATTGCATATGCGTATGAATCAAAGAATTTATTTGCCGCTTTGACAACTTCCGGATCAGTGAAGATATCTTTTAAAGATTTCCATATGGAATCAAGGTCTTTCTTTATTCCGTCAAAAATCGGCTCGTAGTCTCCTAACCCATCCCAGAATCCTTTTGCGATTAACTTAGCCAGCTGCTTAAATCTGTCAATTATCTTTTTTAGCGGTTTTGACATTTTATCAAGAACTGTCTCGCCCTCTGCCAACTTTCCGTAATCAACATTTTGTACAGCATCTTTCATCTGATCTACGAGTCCACCAGTTGTGCCCGGTGCTTTTGATGATGGATCCGTACTTTTGTTTGTTGAATAATTATTTATTTCGTCCAAAGGGCTAAGATATCCCTTTGCCGCCTTAGTAGCTTTCTTAGTTGCATCCGCTGTGTCATTTGTTGCACCTGCCAGCTTTTCAGCGCTATCGGCAGCTTCTCCGTATTGATCGGCTGTGTCGGCTATTGCATCCGTTCCGGCAAGGCCTGCGCCACTCGCACCTGTTTGACCAGAAGACTTCTTTCCAGTAATCAATTCCGTAAAACTTTTGAAAGCATTTGCCAATGTTGCCAGTTTACCGAGTAGAATATTGATTACTTTCAGAACAGGCGTGAAAATATTAATCAATCCCTGTCCAACTGTCGTCTTGAGAGATTGCAGCTGTAACTGCATCACTCGCACCTGATTCGCCCAGCTGTCAGAAGTACGGATGAAGTCACCCGATGCAGCCGATAACTGTTTCTGCACAAAAGCCAGACGGAGAGCCACTTTCTCTTGTTCGGTCATGGCAGATGTGGTTTTGCCGTATCCGTTAGCCAATGCATATTCGTCAAGTGCATTTTGAGTCATTACAACCCCGATATCTTTTAATGTTTCTGTTTCACCAGAAAATACAGACTTTAACTTGATATATGCTAAATCCTGACTAATATTGTAAAAAGAAGCTACATCTCCTGCTAGCTGAGTAAGCTGTGTTGACATATCGTAGGCCTGTGATTCCGTAAAATTAAACTGTCTTGCCATTGATCCAAATAAGCCTACGTATTTTTTTGCCATTGTTTCTGACAAGCCTGCTGTTTTTACTGCTTTTTTTGAAAACTCATTAACTTTTTCGGTCATATTTGGAAAAACTACATTCACAACATTTTGAACTTCGTTTAAATCTGAACCAAGTTTTGTGCACTCTTTTCCAAACTGTACCAACTTGCCAACCGCAAAAGCCCCACCAATCAGCAGACCGATTTTTTTTACAGCACTTCCAAGGCCGTTAAATGACTTTTTTATTGCAGACACGCCGTTCTGTACGCCAGACGTGTCCATTCTGGTATCAATAATGACTGAGCCATCAGCAGCCATGTGTCCACCTCCTAACTATTTGAGGTTAAGCATCTCGTTAAGCTTATCTTTATAAGCCTGTTCCTCTTCAGAGAGACGCGTTTTTATATCAATAAGATTCTTGTTATCGTGGTAGAATTTCTTTTCCCATTTATCGAGCTTTTCACCCTTTGCTTTTTTTGACCGGATTCCAACGACCGTGTTGAACAGGCATTCACCGGATTCCATAAAGTATCCGAAAAACGTCCACCAGTGCATATAAGGCACTGCTCTGATTTCTTTGCCGGCAACCTTATTTACCGCCGGAACGATCATATCTCCGTCCTGCTCCCAGTCCATCAAGCGGGGTTTTGGCTTATTCGGACTATCATCAATTTGACCGCAGTCGATAAACTCGCAGGCTTTCTGAAAAGCTTCTGTAAGATGTTCTGGGGGTATACTTTGCCAGTCCTCAAATAGAATCTGTAACATAACAATAGCTTTCGCTTGTTCGCCTAATTCTGGGTCGTTCATGGCAACCAGAATATCAATAATTACTCGAAAATCTGTCCTGATAGAAAAATCCACCCCACTGATATTTAGTGAGGTGGGCAACTCATAGGAGGTCATTTTGTATACTTCTCCGTGTACTTATTGACCGCTTCCTGCATTTTTTTCTTTCTTTTTTCAATTTCTGGTGTAAGTGCTTCATTGATTTTGCCCAGAACGATATAGGCGAACACCTGACCATTTCCAAAAACAGTTGTTGCGGTAATTGGTTCTTTAAATAAATCCTTAGATGCTTCGTATCCGAGCATATAATTGATTTTGTCCTCAATCTGCTTATTAATCTCTGCCATTTCTTTGCTGGAAGAAACATTTTTAACAGATTCCTGAGCCTGTTCAAAGAAAGTTTCCAATTCTTCCGCTCTTGCTGCAACATTGATGTCGGTCGGGTTCAGCTTAAAGGAAGAAAAGATTTCTCCCTGCTTGTTTGTGAATGTAAAAATAAGAAATCCATCATCAATGCTTGTATTAATTGTCTTTGCCATTTTCTACGCCCTCCTAAAAAATTATTCGCTGTCAGCTGTGAATGAGCCGGAAGTAATATCAAATTTACCTTTGACACGTTCTCCAACGTAATTAACTGTGAACGGAATCTGATAACCAGATGTGTCACCACCGTAGGAGGTCGGCACAACGTAGCAATCCTGCTGATACGCTTCATACTTGCCTGCTGTGGCTTCTGTCCAGAGATGGACTTCAACTGCTTTTGTCTTGAGGTTATCGTCCTTGAGGCGTCCATCTACAATCTTCTGTAATGCTGTGAACAGATCAGATGTAGTGTCTGCATAGAACGGATCAGCATCAGAAGAAACTTCGTAGCCGTTATGTTTGAACGTGGATTCTCCGAGAATGTTTTTAGAGGTTTCAGTGTCCGGATTGAGTTCTACATTGTACTCTTCCAGATCCTTGCCAAGACGCTCATATTTCGGCGTCAGCCCTCCACAGAGGGAACCTGCGTCAATATAATGAGCCATGTATTTACGGTCAATTTTGCCTGTAACTGCCATAGAAATGTCCTTTCTGCCTATACTTTTAAAAGGCTGTGTAGGTTAGCGACTATCTCTGATTGATAGCCGGTTGTTACGTTATATTACTTCATAAGTGTTTTCGTAGCGCACTGACAATGGCAATAACCAGTCCTGCACACCACTCTCCTGTGGCTCTAAACCATAGGAGTTGTCACGAGTGATGCGTTTTATCACTCGCCCCTGTGAAAGCTCGGGAAACGCATTTAAACGTGTCTCAGAGCCATTTATGACAACTGGTTCTCGACATATCCATTTGCCGAGACTGTCCAGGAACTTCTGAACAGATAACTTCTGTCGTTCCTTGTCAGATGCTGTTCGGTAAACCACATAAAATGGGTACTGGCATACCTGATGCATTACTCCACATACATCTTCTTTTTCCGAATAGACTAAAGCTCCGTTGTCTGCTGAGAAAGCGATTCCGGATTCTTTGCCAAGTTCCTCAAATTTGATTGTTTCATTTTCGTATAGCCCGGGATACTGGTTCAGAAGTGCCTTCATGGCGTCTGTCAAAATTTCATATCCGGTTGCATCTTTACTGATAGGTTTATCTGCCATGTCTACCGCCTCCTGCCTGTGCTTTTACTTTACGTATCCATGTGCTACCGTATTGTCGTTTAGCGGCATCGAACCATTTAGCTTGCGCTTGTGGGTGTGCCTGTTTGGTGTATTCAAGATTCTCCTTTGCAGCTGTCCGACCAGAGAACTGACTGACAAGGACTTTCTTTGCTCCACGTCTCGCATAAGGGCTTCCGGTTGATTCGTCAACCATGGTTTTACCCTCATACAGAAAGCGCCCGTATGGAGCCGCCGCCGCACATACTTTTCCACTGCCTTGTAAAGATGTACTTTCTGCTCTTGTACGGTTAATAAAATTTCCTGAGATCATTGGCATGAATGGAATCATACTGTCCATAACCATTCCATCAAGGAGATACTGAGCTTCTTGATACTGTCTGGAGAATCTGTTCATATTCAGTTTAATTTTCATATCTCCATCAACTACGGAGAATCCTTTGAAATGATGAACTTTACTCATATCACTTACCTAGAATCTCAAAATGCGGAATCAGCGTATACGGACCGCCAACACTGGTAATCTTAAACACATTATCCTTATTCTCATTCATGTACTGATAGAATCCATTTCTGTAATCACCATCAGTGACTGTTCCACCAGTCCACTCACCCTCCCAGAAAAACGATTCCTCTGAGAATGTAATAGTATCTTCCAGAGCATTGTTAATCTGTCTTTTCCACTCCTTAGGTGGCACCCATGGGAGAATCTTACCATTCCTGTCAGCAATGGTTATATCACCGTTCTGGACAGTATAGCGTACGTGCAACTGTGCGTTGTCTGTTGCATCTGGTCCGTACTTCTTAAGGATTGCTCCTTTATCGGTAATAAGGTCGACACCAGATAAAACATGAGGATACCAGTACGCATCTCCTGTCGTGGCACTTTCGTAATAGTTGAAAAGTGTAATTTTAGATGAATACATGATACCCTCTCCTTAATTATTCTTTCTGCACTGTCTGTTTAATAACCTGATTCACACCAGTGGCCGACAGTCCATTAAACATACCGACTGCAACTGCCGTGATATAATCCGTTGCCGGGAAATCCGGGATAATTCCCATTCCGACTGCTCCGAGAATTCCACCAATAACCGCCATGATTACTGGAATCCATTCATCAGAGATTCTTTTTGATGCTTTGCAGCCCATTCCTACGATGTAACAGATCATAACGATTGCTATACATGAGCCAAGTGTTGAAATGTCCATAATCATACCTCCAAATCAACTTTTTCCATAACTGCCCTTGCTTCCAGAACAGCAATATAATCCGCCATTGCTCTTACCTGCATATTGTAAGTGCTTCTCGGACAAGTAGGAGTAAATGGGAGTTCCCCTTTGTCCCACTTTCCAAGCATATTCGCAAGTTTCTTATATCGAATAACCACCTGCATATACTCTGCCTTAAAGCGTTCCTTGTAATCTGCACTGTTCATCATTTCAACTGTCTGTTTTAATTCCATTATTCAGATACCTCCTACTTAACTACGAATTTTTCCCACTTCTTGTCACATCTGGAATACCAAACTGTTTGTATGTACCTGTAAATGAAAACTGTTTTCCACATTTACAGCAAGTTTCCGTAATGGTACAAGTCTTTTCTTTGTCATTGCATTTTGATTCAGCAGGACTTTTGAATTTATGCCCGCCAGTTAAAAAGCACATTACTTTATTCATACTAATTACACTCCCGCATACAAAACTGGTATGCCATCATCCGTCCTTACTCCCATCAGAAGCGGTAAAGCTGTCTTAAGAAGTAAGTCGTTCGTTTTCTGTACGTCCCCGGCGGCGGCATACACCGCACTCCATTCTTTTACGCCTGATGCTTTCTGCTGAGGTGTTGCATAAGAGATGGATTCACTGCCAGAGCTTACAGAAGTTACAATGCCTGTTGAAATGTTCCCGACATTCGTGTCGGTAAGATTTGCTGATGCCTGATTGATTGCATTCTTTTCAGCAAGTTCAATCTGATACATTAATTCAGCCAGTGAACAGACCGCCTTTTTGATACGCTTCTGTGAGCGTTCGTTTGTCGGCAGTCCGTCCACCAACCTGTCGGATGTCATTAAATCCACAAAATCACTGGCTTTTTCTGCCAGTCGGGGAAAATCGGTTTCTGGCACAACTGAACCGAAATATGAAGTTGTGTAAAATTCATAATCTGCATAAGCCATGCCAGTTACCTCCTACGTTTGTCATTTCGCTGTTACGCTTGCACTTCCGGCATTCAGTGCCTTGTATGTTCCATCGCACTCAACCACTGTAATCTTCTGTCCGGTTGCTGCCTTAATGTCAGCTTTTCCGTCCCATGTAGTCCAGTTTCTGAGATTCTGTCCATATCCGACAGTTACTGCGTCTGTTGCAACTTTGTATTTATATACGTTGTTGGCATTTTCCTTAGCCGGATTTACAGTGATTTTTGTGTCGCCGCTTGCTGTTCCAGCCACGGAATTTACTGTCAGAGTACCAAGTGCAGGTGTCTCATCAATGGTGATTACTGCGATTGCGTCAATGTACTCTGCGAAAAGAGTCAGTCCCATAACCGCGAACGCTTCGGACACTGCGGTGTGGTAGTTGCCCTGAGTGTGGAATCCGATCAGGTTTGTTTCGCCAGATACGGTATATACCAGACCTGCCCTCGCAAAGTCAGACTCGTTCGGGTCTACATAATACAGAACAATGTTCTCAACAGGTGTTGCAATAACCTGTCCTCTTGGAATCTCACTGTCAGATAACAGGAAGATAGTATTGAATCCCATGAAATCCTTCATGTACTGGAAGCCGAACTGATTCTGAATGGTGATCTCAGCTGCTCCGATATACTCGTACACATCCAGAATGTTTACAAACCCAACAACACCAGTCACATTTCTGTGCATCTGCTTGAATTTGTTTTCTACACGACCCTTAGCCATTGCCAGAGCCATCTGGAATGTTGTTTCTGTGGAAGTAAGTGTACCGGTTTTCAGATAATCATAGAATCTGCCGGTAACGTCAGTTTGAAGCTGGAAAAGGAATTCATCATCAGTCATCTGAACAGCGTTCTCATAACCGTGATCCTTGATTGCTTCGATAGATACAGCCTTTGCGTACTTTTCGATAGTCATTTCCGCATAGCTCTTTTCTTTTACAGTAAACTTGCTGTAAGGGATTTCCTCGCCCTCACCAACATTTCCGCTCTGTAAAGTACCCTCTGCGTACTTAGATTTCAGTACAGCACCCGGCTGTTTTTTGATTGGACGCATGATACCAAGAATCTCACGCAAGTGTTCCCAGTTTCTTTCAAATCTGGTGACGAAGTCAATCTCACGTGCTGTGACCTGAATATCATTACTCATAATAAGATTAGCTTTTGCTGCCATATAAAAAATCCTTTCTACCCATAATTGTTAAGGTATTGGGTTAGCGGCTATACTCTGGTGTATAGTCGGTGTAAAAAATCACTGGAATAACTGGATGTTCTGGGCAATTGCAGCCTGTCTCTCGGACGGATCTTTGATTGCTTCGATATCCTTCTTTGTCATGTTTCCCGGTGTCTGCTGCTGTCCAACATGAGTGGTAAATCTTGCCTGATTCTGCTGAGCCTGCTGCTGGGATTCATCCACAAAAGCGGATGCGTCAGACTGTTTCATCTGCTCAATCAGGTCGTTCAGTCCAAGAATTTTGCCGTCCTTCAACTTCAATCCTGCTTCTTTAATGTCTGCCATAACAGACTTCTTTGCTGCTTCACTGGAAAACTTAACATCATCGAGTGCTGCTTTCAGAGCGTCTGAGAAATCTCTGTCGTAGATCTTCGCATTGAATTCCTTTTCTGCGTCCTCAGCCTTCTTCTTCCATCCAGCAAGCTCTGTCTGAATGTTCGCCGGGTCGATACCGTCAAAACTTTTTAAGGTTTCTTCTGCTGTCTCGGCACGTTCTTTCCAATCATCACGTTCGCTCTCAACTTTCGACAGAGTTTTCGCTACTTCTTTTGCGTTCTTGTAATGCTCAGAGAGTGCTTTCTTCACATCTGCCTGCTTGTCCTCCGGGATTTCAATTCCAAATGATTTAAGTGTGTCAATAAGTTTCTGCATAACATCCTCCTGGTCGTGTTTATTGACCTGCCGCCGCAGGTAAAATGGATTAAGCCAGTTAGACCACTGACAGGGTAACTGTGGCTATTGGATTCGAACCAATGAATGAGTGTTCCTCTCTCGGGGTCAAAGCCCGGTGCCTTACCACTTGGCGAAGCCACATTGAAGTGCCTTTTCGGACTAAACATTAGTCTACAGGATAAGACATAACCTTTACAGCATCATGATGTTGTGATTCAGCCAAATCATAGACCGCCTGCAAACAAACAGCATAATTTTAACCAAATCAAAGCGGAACGCCCGGAATCGAACCGGAACCCAGGGCGCGACCCTGTCAGTCTACCATTAACGTACATTCCACATAACCCGGATCCCCGGATTAGCAAGGTATTTAACGTGTTATGCCTACCACGAGTTGTTTCGGATATTTATTTCTTTTTTTTAAGAAAAGTATGAATAACAAAAACCTTAATCAAGGAGGTATGCCATCTTGCGTGCCAGACGGCAAATACGCACGACAGGACTCGAACCTGTTTAACTCTCCATTAAAGCGTGCGCACCAGCTATTTAGTTAAAGAAAGGAGGATAAAACAAAAATGTCAAAACAACCACTGTGCTTCCTGCTGCACAATTACATTATAACAGATTTATTTTAACTACCTCTCTACCACTTTTTGCGTTTTTAGAGCATATCGCGAAGTTTTTCCACGTATCTCTTGACAAGATCGCGTTCCTCCCGGCACTCTGCATCCTTGGACATATCGCTCATTTCTGTTGTAAGTTCGTCCAGATGTTCTTCCAGAGCGGCAAGCATCTTCCTCTTGCAGTCTTCAGACTTGCCGGAACGATAGCTTTGCTTCTGCGTCATGTAGTCGTCATAAGCATCTCGTCCGTCAGAACGACTGTAATGCCCTCTGACATAATGTTCACCACGTCTGGCATAAGAACTGCCCCGGTCATAATCTGGCATCATTCTGCCATCATTTGCGCTGTATCTCCCCATGCTATCGCGCTTTCTTCCACGTTCGCTGTAATCGTCATTGTAGCCACCACGCATCTCATCAAGGACAGCGTTGTAATACTCCGCTTTCTTATCCCAGTACTGCGTGTTCTTTATATCTTTGTACATATCAATCAGCTTGTATGTCATTTCCAGATTTCCAGTGGTCAGTCCACTGTCTGCGATTTTTGCAAGCTCGTCTTCTATCCTTGCACATAAATCCTTGATATCTCTCATAACTGCACCTCCTACGCCTCTCTTGTTACAACAATGTTTGCGTTCGCAACAGAAATAGCCTGATCACTGGTATTCTCTATCGCGATATTAACGCAACATCCGCGTGGTACATCCACGTAAATTCCGGAAGACACATTATTATACTGATCTACTGCTGCCGGTGTGGAAATCATCTGAGAAGATAATACTGGTTCTCCAGAGATTGCAATTGCCAAAGAGATAGCTTCAACTGTACCGCCTGTTGGAATCGCGATATTACCAGAAAAGTCCACGAAGAATCTAGCTTTACACTGATTGGTTAAACCTCTCAGTGTAATGATTCCGCTTCCCTCTCTGTGCTGAATGCAGTTAGACCCTTTAACTGCTGTGTTTGAAAATACTACGTTTCCATTTGCTGCTACAGTCTGAGCAGCTACATTTGTAAATTCTGCCATAAAAATACTCCTTTCATATCACAAAAGGACAGGTCTCAGCCTGCCCCTCTGTGTAATACGGCATAGGCCGACATCCGAATCGATCGAAAGATACTCTCGATATGAAGTTATCAGCAATTACATCCAGTGTTGCATCCGCATCCGTAATATGTGTTCGGATTAGGAACCTGATATGCCGGAATCGGTGCCGGATTAATCGCATTAATAAGCTGCTGTGTCTGTGAAGCCATTGCAGTTGTGAGAAGTGCGCTCTGGCGGTCCTGAGAAGCAGCGCGTCTGAGATCATTGTTTTCAGCCTGCAAGTTAGAAATTTTTTCATTGCAAAGATAATCAAGAATGGCTCTTGTTCCAGCGTTCTGGCTGTCAATAATGTCTCTTGTGTTGTTGTTCATGGTGTTCTGTAATGCACAGGTGTTCTGCGCCATGTTGTAGTTCACGCCCTGAATAGCTTCCCTGGTTTCGCAACAGCAGTTCGCAAGCTGAGCCTGGAGTGCATTGGCGTTCTGCATATTCGCTACAGTATCGGCATTAATAGCCTGCTGAATGCCGAAGCCAGTCTGCATGATGTTTGTGTTGATTCCATTAAAACCGGTAAGCATACCGTTATTCATGGCATAGAAGCCATCACAGAGACCACTGTTGATTCCGTCAAGTTTGCTGATTACTGCGGAATTATCAAATCCTCTCTGAATATCTGCCTGAGTAGCTGCTGTGGCTACATATCCGCTGCCGTTTCCATTATTGCCCCAGCCGTTGTTTCCCCATCCGAAGAAAGCAAAAATGAATAAAACAATAATCCACCAGCTGCCATCTCCACCAAACATGCCGTCATTATTTCTACCATTTCCAGTAGCAGCGGCAATATCTGCTAAGCTATAATTTCCATCCATAATATAATCTCCTTTTTGTGTATTTACATCAATCTGGCCAGATTGTAATGTACTATTTCATTCCTTTCAACATGTGCTGGAATTGTCCTGCCATCTGTTGAACTTGATTGAGCTGCTGTTGAGAAATCTTTCCAGACTGTAACATCTTCTCAACTTCTGCTTTCGGGTCTCCCTTAAAATTCTGCCTAAACTGCATAAACTGCTGTATCATCTGCATTGGTCCGTTTCCCTGCGGTGTCCCACCACCGAGGGCATTAAATAATGGATTACTCATCTGCATTTCCTCCCTTGGTCGCTGATTCCTGTGCGGTATTAGCCCTAACAGGTTCAGAAAATGAATTTAATCGGTTTATAATAGCTTCGTATTTGCCTTTCAAATCATCGTATTCCTGTCGAGTAACATATTTACTGTCCATGTTCTGAACAGGCTGTTTAGGCGGCATCTGAGAGCCTATCTCGTGGTATTCAAATGTCCGCAGTGGCTGTGGCATACCGGATACATCTGTGGATTTTATGTAGAACTTTTCACTCTCTGAATCCATCAGTAAAACGCTTGTCCCAGGTGCTACCAGATAGGATTTTGCGCCGACTTCGCCGGATACCCACAGGATACCACTATTATTCTGTTGTGGTTGCTGTACTGGTTGAGCTGGAATCTGGACAGGCTGTTGCTGAAACTGGTTCATCTGTCCCGGAACACCAAAACTATATTGATAAGGATTGTTATATAATGCCATCTCGTACACCTCCTATGACTTATTCTATGACTTATTCTATGACTTTCTATAGCTATATTTTTACATAAAAAAAGAACCGGAAACAGGTCGTTTCTGGCTCTAATTAGTATCCAAAAAGTATCAGCACACTTTGGTTATTTTATTATTTACCCTCCGGCTTAACCGCTTTGCTGTAGATATGCTCACATTCATCTGTTCAGCGCAGTATTCGAGCGTATATTCCTTGCATCTCAATCGGAACAATCTTTCTTCGTCCGGTGTGAAATTACACTCTATTAAGAATCTGTCTATATCTTTCTTAGTGAACACATATAATTTCATGAGCATACCCCTTATTAATGCTAACGTTGATTCTGCGCAAGATAATTTGTAAGCTTCTGTTTTGTTTTTTTTAATTCCTCGACGTTATTCCCGCTGATCTGACTGTCCAACATTGTTGACAATACTTCCAGAATTAATGAGTCTCGTTCTGCGATTCTCCGAAGACTTTCATAATCTCGTCTATCATGTTCTTCCAGTGTCTCTACTCGCTTATTAAGTCGGAATGCCGGGGTAATCCATTTAAAGATTACGGCTGCCGCCCCTCCGACAATGGACACCCCTCCGCAGATAGAGAGGAAAATCTGTACAAATTCTGATATGTTCATTTAGCTACTCCTTTTCCCAGTAATATACCGGGACCTCATTACCACTATCCCATGTATCGTAATATTTGCCATTCTGTACCGTCACTACATGGCCATCTATGCATAAAATGTATGTACCTGTCGGATGGTCTGTACAAAAGTCGTTGACTGTATAGATATATCGTTCTGACTGTTCTATCAGCTTACGTCTGTATCCATGCTTATAAAGATACGCTCCCCAGACATAATTTGCGCTTGGCATATCTGACAGAGTGCATGCCTGTATCATTAATCCGGCGAATACCGTTTCCCAATCAAAGCCGGTTGCTTTACATATTGCCCGGACAACGCAATCTCCCGTTCTCTTGTCCTTAACAGGATTAGGATTGAAATATTCCCATCTGTCCATCAGTCAATCCCCTTTGCTGTTTTATATCTCTTTGCCGCTCCTCTGGATTTTGCAGCATTCTGGCGGTTCCATTTAGCAATCATGAGTCGGTCTTGCAGCTCTCTTAGATCATTGTCTTTGCAGTAATCTTTGTATGCAGCATTTTGTTTCTGCAAAAGATAAGACTTCCGGTCAAGGTCTTGCTGTAATGCGAATTTTGCCTGTTCGTCTTTGCAGTTATCAACCGCCGCTTGCATTCCAAGGACTTCACGCTTTGTTTTTCGGATTCTTCGCTCATAAGTGCGCTGTCGCTGTTCTTTTTCGTACTGTTTACCTTTGTTGGCTTTGTCCTGCGCTGATAGTTCTGTATAGGGATTAAATTCTCCATCACTGGCTCCAAAACTATGCCGACAGTTGACCCCTGACAATCCACTCGCCGTTCCATATCCGGTCAATGAGAACGGTGGAAATTTCTTGCTCTTGCCAGAACGAGAGTATATCTTTCCTTGCCACCATGAGTGGTTTCCGGGATTCTCACCGCCGTCACCTGTTCTGGCTCCCATGTGAGCACTGACCAGAACTAAATCCCAGCCCATTTCTTCCATGCGTTTGAGGGATATATCTCCAGTAGCCTGAGCCACGCCAGTTCTGACAGAACGTGCGACTGCTGTTTCGATAGTGTCGCGCCTGCCGGATGGATATGTGACCGTAACATCATCACTCACAACGTTATTAACCGCCTCTTTGATGGCTTGTGTATACCCAACCGCCCCAGTCATTACATGATTATAGGCAAGGTCGCATTGCTCAATATAGAGCCTCTGAGCGGCACTTGCGGTGGTTCGTGTAAAGTTCTTCCACTCACCCATAGTCGCAAGCATATTCCGTTCCATGAGCCTTATCATAGCTGGCGACTGTTCGAGCGGTACAGGGCTTAATCCTGCCGCCTTGTATATCTTGTCATCATAATCGAGAGCAGTGATTCCGGCATCTTCAAACGTCTCTCTTAGCTCTTCCTGCTGCCGCTTAGTATATTTAGACAGCTCTGACAGAATATCTTCTAACAGCTCACCGGATTCTTGCAATGTCCGAATTCTCCAAGCATCGGCATTGGTTAGTATATACTTCTCGCCTCTGCCGATCCGCGTCATCATTCTGGATACAATTTCTCCGACAATGTACTGATGTAGTTCCTCTGCAATCTGTTCACTTCCTTCTGTTATCTGGCGTAAATACTCTGGGCTTAACATAATTACTCATCTCCAAACAGTTTTGGTTCGTCTGGCTGGGCTTCTTTAACCATTGCTTTAGCTTCTTCCTCAGTCATTCCTTCAAACTTTACGAAATACATCCATGCCGGAACCTTGCCAGTAGTCACATACTGCCACCATCTTGCACGATCGTTTTCACGTACATACAGAATATCGCCAAAGTCGTAATTGACTTCATAAGCCCCAACCGGTGCAAGCCCGTACAGATCAGCGTAAACGTTCAATGCGTAAATAACTTCATCTAGGCAAGACTCCAACTTATCCCTTACATCCTTGATAAACTGCACTGTCCTCTGCTGTTCCGCTTCTACTCCTGTAGCCGTCTGAATGCCGCTAGATTCGTTGAAAACAAAGTACCCGTTGGAGAATCCAATCTTATATCCTAACTGGCTTAAAATGGCATTTATTCCGCTTATACGGGTATCTGTGTTGAGAATCGGATTGATTTCTTGATAAAATTCTTTCTCGTCCTGTCCGAATACATTCTTGACAAAGTGCGGTAAGTTCATCTCATTACGTCTGTTCTCCATACCCTGTGGCGACATGGCTGCTACAGGTGTACCGCTTGGCATCAGCAATCTGTCATCTGCCAGAACTATCTTCTGCGAATCAAAAATTTCTCCGGCATTTCTGCTATATGCAATGTCAAGGTCTTTCAGCTCTTCGATAGCTTCTGCGAATATTGGAAGTCCAAGTGGTGTACTGATATCCACATTGTTCGCCTGCGGTGTCCGCAACATTCCGTACAACGGTCCGTCCAGCTTCTCGCCGTTTGCCTTGAGTATCGGCGGTGTATCTGCCATGAGGTCAGCCCACTTTGTCTGTTTAAGGTCAATCTTGTCTCCGATTGACTGAGAGGATTTTGATACATAAGCTCTGTTGGAAACATAATACGGATAAGTTGTCGCTCCGTCCACTGTTGTCTCAACAAAACGATGATATTCAAGCCTTGTGTAGTATTTCCGTCCGACGGTATAAGAATCCTTAAATATAATCCCTTTGATTTCCTGATTGTCATAATCCACAATCATCACGTCTGCCGGAGTAAATACGTCAAGGCTCTCGCCGTTTGGCTTGATAAATACTGTTCCATAAGCACAGCCATATTCTACCCAGCGCCGGATCTGGAAATATACCTTGTCAATCTGTTCCTGAAGCCATGTTGCTCTTGCAGAACCGTCTATCTGAATGCCAATCGCCAGTGTTGCGAGTCTGGCTGTTTCTGAGCAGACAGATTTTGCAAAATTAATCGTCTTGATGTTATTCTTATCATCTAGCCATTCCGGTACTCCCCTGTAAATGTTCGCGCACCGGTTAATCAGCGATTCCATTTCTGGAAATTCTGCTGCCTCGATATTAAAGTCCTCTTCGGCTTGTTTTTTGAATATCATGTTAAACCACCTTTTTAGTGTTGTTATAAGTCCCATTATGCACTGTTACCTCGTCTTCTCCATAATGACTCTGAGCCATACCGGACGGAATCTATTAAATGATTATCCTTGTCTGGATATCCACTGCAAATATTTCCATCTTTATCACGTTCATATTCGTACTTTTTGAACTCTTTGTAAGCATTTGGCGTTCTTTTCGGATCAAACACAAGCTTTCTTCTTTGCAGCCACTTCATGGAATACTCAATGCTTCCCGGTCCTTTGATTGCTCCTCTTGCCGGGAGCCCTGAATCTCTGTAATCATTGATTGATTTAGGCTCGGCAGAATCGCAAGTAATTTCGTAATCGTCATACTGTCTTCGCTTGATTTCATTTGCAGTCCATTCATTTGATTTTTTGTTTTCGTAAATCTCGTCAATGAAATAGATTGTTTCTCTAGTTGAATCATAATAGATTCTGGAGAAAGCATATTTGTCCGGATACCAGCCCCAGTCAACCCCCTGATAAATTCTATCAAAATGGCTGATTTCTTCGTCTGTGATAGTTCTTTCCTCGATGTATTCAAAGATATTTCCACCATTTCCGTTGGCATGTCCTAAATACTCATTGTCGTAAGCATCTGGATTTACTTCTTTTAGATGTTCAGCATCTGCAAGAAATACGTCTCCAAGCCACTCCTGTTCAATCCCCAAATCAAGGTATGTGCTATGCACAACCATTACATTTTTATCTTTTTCTTCTGCTTCTGCTGTATATTCATTCGCCCAGTTGTTCTTGCTTCTAGGTGGGTTAAATGACTTGAATTTATATGCTTCATTACCACCACGAATAGCAGACTGCTGAATGTTTCGGATTTCTTCTGGATTAGAAAACTGATCTAACTCCTCGAACCAGACAATACCTATATATCCAAACTCTGGCTTGATGGACTTAATCTTTAATGGATCATCAGCACCGCGGAAGTATATCTTCTGACCGGTCGGCTTATATGTGATTTCCATAGGAGACACCTTGCACATAAATTCCTCATTTAGATCCAATTTATCAATAGCCCATTTCATCTGAGCGTAAACAGAATCTTTTATTGTGTTCCCGACTTTTCGAAGAATCAAGGCGTGCATATTTGGATTATTCTTCAGCAGTTCCGGTATGATCAGAGATATAGTTGAGGACTTCATGGAGCCACGTCCACCAGGGAGAATATACTCGCTATGTTTCTTTTTCCGGATATCTCTAATCATTTTATGAAATATGTCCGGGACAATATCCAGATCAATATGATATTCACTTTGTAATCTGGCTTTTTCTTCTGCTTTCCGCTGCTCTTCTCTGGCTTCTTTTATAGCAAGCGTTTTTTCCAGATCATTCATAGATTTCAGCTGATCGGAGAAGTCCGGAGCAAATCCGAATGAATCAGTCAGCTCACCTCTTGCGATCATGGAACGACGTTGCTGGATTTCTGCCAGAGACATGATATCGGTACATTTTTGTTTCTCGATTTTAGCCTGCTTTTCGGCTATATAAGATAAAACCTTATCATTTCTTATCGATCTATAGCCTTCCACTTCATAATTTTTATATCCAGCTTTCCTTGCGGCATCAGATGCATTCCCGCCATTTTTTATATATTCATCTGCAAACGCTTTCTGTTTAGGCGTCAAGTCCATCTAATCACCTCTATCTATTTCCATTCTTGGCACGCCTCCCATATTTCTTTTAAGCACATGACTACATCATACTGGGATGCAGTTCGTAATATTTCATAATCACAATCTTTCCATTCTTTTCTTTTGGTCAAATGAAGTGTGGGCGTTGAGATTATGGTAAGAGTAATTAATCTTTCCTGTTCTTTACTGTAAAATTGTGACGTTCCAATTTTTATAATTAATCCGGTGGATAATATAGCTTTTTGAAGTTTTCTTGTAACTGCTTTTAAGTTCGCCATATCATCACCTCAATTCAAAAACCCCCAGTATAGCTATAGTTATATACACTATAATACCACACTAGGGGTTATGTACCTCTACACCACTTTTAGTTTTTATCAACTTTATAATCTTCCGGTCAATTTTGCCAAGTGATAGTATTCTGCCATAGTCCTGCGCTTGTATCCGTAGAAATCATTTTCAGATACCGGCACCTCCCGGAATCGTTCCATTGTCCGGTATCCTATACAGTTCACTATGCTGTCGTATATCTGTGTTTCTATGCCTGGCGCATATTTGATTGATACTTGCAGAAGATTATATTTGTCATTCTCGTCAAGGTGTCTGAAATGACTTTGAAGTGCCGGTATATCGCCCGGCGGCACTCCATAGTCGGTTAGTGTAGCTTTTCTAAGATTCATTTATTTCACCCCTCCCAATCTAATCTCTGTCCGCACTTATTGCAATAAAAATCCGATTTACAAAGTCTCTCTCTATTGCAAACTGGACAATTGCCCTTTGTCGTATAGTATCTGCCTGAAAAATCAAAAATAGATTTTATGTTATTTGGCTTCATTGGGGTCTGCTTTTCTAACGCTTTAACTGCTAATTCTAATGCTTCACGGTACTTAATAATTTCTGGTACATTCGACCAGACCTTTTTAGTTAAGCCAATACGTTCCTGTAAGATTTTAATTGCTTCTTCTGGTTTCATGTTAATCCTCCCATTTATTCACATACTTTAAAATAATCTAAAACTTCACCGTTTTCTTTTTTGCCTTGCATATCTTCTGCCGCTTCTTCAACGGTATTAAATTTACAAGTACATATGTGTCCTTTTGTTAAATTTACAAAAGAATACGTACCATCTAATTTGTTCCTCATAATTGAGACTAATACACTATCCTTTTCTCTAATTACTAGATACACATTATTCATTTTCTAACTCCTCCAACTTCTTCTCAGCATCTTCACGGGTGAGGAATATAGATTCTCCAAAATCACATTCTCTAAAGTATGCCGCAATAAAACTATTCGTTACTTTTGCGTAAATTCTGAATTGTTCTCCAGACGCATAATAAGATACGCTTGATAAAAAAGATTCATATACTTCATATTCCGCATCTCCATCATATTCATCATAACCAAACACATTAATTGGCGATGTTACCACCCAAACCGTGTCTCCAACCTTACACGGCAATCTCACAAGCAAGCCCTGTTCTTCTAAGTCTTCGTAGTTGGCAAGTTTTTCTAATGCCGTTTTTAATCTTTTTCTTTCTTCACTAGTCTGACAATCAAATGAGTACGCATTATAATCGCAACTGTCCCCTTTTATCGCAACAATTTTATTATTGTTTAATCTGCGTGTTAATCTCTCCATCTACTTCACCTCTTTTAACTTCTCCACTGCCAGCTTCGATGTATCTACAAACATCTGCAATCCGCTCAATAAACTCTCTTACTGTCATTTCTTTTGTCCCGAGGAGTTCTGATGCCTCATAGAAAGCAAAGTCTGATCTGACACTTGCCGCATAACTTATATCATATTTATAAAATTTTAAAATGTCCGGAAAATATTGTGTTTGTAATGGCTCGCAATGGTCTTTTTTATACCAATGGAATTCCTGTTTCTCAGCTTCTTTGAGAAGCATTTCATTTTCTTCTTTTGTTCTAACCAGAACACATGTATTTGTTAAGTCAATCATGCTTTCACCTCTCCTTTCCGCTTGTTTTTGTCGCTTGTTTATTTTTATCGCTTATTTTCCGCGTCTTGACCGCATCTTTCATTATCACGTGTGCTCGCTTCCAATTTTTCTGGCAATTCTTTCAGTGGACACCATTCGGGTCTTCCTGCCAGTTTTTTGAATCCTTCATGGCTTACTTTAGAAATAGTTCTGATTGAATCATTTCTTGTTGCAAGGCATAAATTAAAATTGAAATCTGCCATATGAAATGGGCAAGCAAAACATCCTTTTGGTGTGTTCATGATTAATACTGATTTACTCATCTTCTCCTACCTCTTTTCTGCAAGAATGCTCCGTACTGTGCCGGACTGATAATACTTTTCTTTTCTCTGGTGGACAGTCCATATCCAAGCCCTCCGTTCTTTTGGTTTTCTTCTCTTGTAAACATAGTCGAAATGTCTTTTCCTTTACTCACTCGCTTCACTTCCTCTCAGCATCAGGCTCAAAGTATTATATCCCGGGCAAGTTCTGACTCCGTTCCTGGTATCTCTTAATAATGCACAATAAGGATATAATGCCATGACCTCATAGATGTGTTCTGTGGCATCTTCGCCACGCTGGTCGATGTATTTGAAGCACTTTCCCGGTCTAAGGAAGTACCTTGCGCATACATACGCTTTTGTTCCGAATCTTACGCTTGCACTACTCATTTGTGTTCCTCCAATCCGTAATCAAATAATGTATACTGCTGTTTAAACTCATTCAACCGCTTCTTTGCGTTGAGGTAATATTCTTCATTAATTTCAAAAGCTATATATTCGATCCCATATTCTTCATAAGCAATTAGAGAGCTGGCACTTCCTGTATGTGTATCAAGCACCATCATTCCTTTCTGCAGATATTTCTGGCAAATCCACCTGTATAGATTTACCGGCTTCTGTGTTGGATGAATTCTCTTTTCATTTAATTTCTTATTTCCTTGTTGAATAGTTCCTTCAGTAATTGATTTTCCTTGAAACATTCCTCTCCACATATATCTGAATATATCTACTCTTCTTGTTAGACTGTTGAACGCAATTTCTGCATCAGACTGGTCGGAACCATCATTGCATTTATCCCATATAATCATCCCTCCAGCCATTGGATAATCAAAATAATTTGCTCCCCATATAATTTGATTTTTAGAAACTCTGAACAATTGTTTAAAATATTCAGGTTCAGGAGGCGAATTGTCCCATCCAAAATTTTTATATCCTCCGTCTGGAACGTATATAGAACTTCCATTTTTCTGCTTTACATATTTACTTCGATTCTTTCCTCCATGCTCTTTTATTCCATATGGAGGGTCTACTATGGCAATATCAAAGTAATCGTCCGGAAATTCCGGTAAATATTTCATGCAGTCACCATGTATAAACTCTCTCATTTTACACTTCCTTGTAATAATTCTTTATTGTCGAAAATGTTTCCAATAACTTCAATTTCATCGCAACATAGTAAATATTCAAAATTCGATCCGTAATTTTCTTCACCATTGGTCGCTTTAAAATCTAATTCAGAGTTATCCCAAACTATCTGATAAATATGTTCTTTCCCATCATAAACAAGCCAAACAACATCGCTCTCCCAGATCCTCTTACCGTTCTTGTCAGTCTCCCCCGTGAACTGGCAGAGGGTTTCTGGATCGACTTCAAGCCACCTAATTACAGGAGTACAAAAAACCTCAAATATATCATCAATGCCAATGGATATATCAATTCCAATGAATGTCTTGCCATTGCATTCCGCGTAACATCCCTCAACCCATTCTCCATTATCAATCCGCTTTCCCTTGAAAAGAATTTCTCTCATTCAACTCCACCACCTTTTACAATTTCGATTGCTAAAGCTATCGTCTGTTCTTTTTCAATGTATTTCAGCCTTTGCGTGCTGTCATTAGTTCCCAAACATAGTTTAAATGCTCTCTTCTTTTCTTCTTCTAACCGCTCCACAACCTTATCTACATCAAAAACTGTCGGCTGTTCGTCAATAACTGCACCTATTGCAAAATCCATATCCGAATTTCCAAGAGAGTCAATTATTTTGTCTGCATCAATTAAACGCATTTATTCATCCTCCCACATTCCCAACAACCGCATCCTCTCATACAGTACAGCGACGGTCTTGCGTCTGTATCCGTAAAAGTCCTTCGGATTCATCGGGATATATCTTTCTCTGCTGATTTTCCTGTAACTTTTCCGGTGCAAGATATTCTCAATAACCATATCTGCTATCACCGTGTTTTTCGGGCAAGCTGACAAGGCGGCACTGGAAAGCAGGTATCCGTACTCTGCCGGAAAGTCTTTCAGCATCGTATTCAGTTTTTCAATATCCTCTGCCGGAATACCGTAATCTTTCAGCTTTTTATTCCTTGTCAGCATACCGTTCTCCTTTCTAATCGTCTGGATGGTGCTTATCGTACATGATTGCTACACATACAAGACCAGCCACTCCGAATATGATTCCAAGTATAAGTCCTAATAAGAACGTAATCATACTTCCACCTCACTATCCTCTGACATCTGGTAATCAATATGTCCATTTACATAGGCTTCCTGAATCATATCCAACACTTTTATGGCTTTTGCTTTTGATGAATAATGTCCAATAATATAATCCTTGCATGAATATGAGCATACGATTTTCACGGCCCCTTCAATATCCATGATATTGATTACGATTGAATTGTTGAAATTGATTAAAAATTCTCTATTCTGACTTCTGATTAACATTTTGTGTCCTCCTTACCTGAATACATCTTTAATTGTTTCATCTTTTTGACAAACAATTTCATTTCATATCCTGTAAGACCAACACAAGTATTTCCAATTCCTTCATCATCTCCTAAATCTGGATCATATGACTGCAAAATATGTCCACCAGATTTTTTGTGTCCAATGTAGACTTTTTGCGTAAAATTATATTCCTTATCTTTTCTTTTATACACACACCCATACTTGTCTTCTTCTTCTTTCACAAATCCAATTTCCGCTAATTTCTCATCTACTGTTTTAAATAATTTCATTTTGCGTCCTCCTAATATCTATCAAATTCAATTTTGCCGTCTGCGCAGAATCTGTAAGCATCTTCTCTGATTTTCTTAGCTTCACGCATGACAACTTCTTTCGCCTTTCTGACAGCTTCCTCAAAATCCTCTGTTCCAAGATTGTAGTTGTAAATACCCAATGTGTTACAGTTAAGGAACAGCGTATCTCCATAGCCAACGTATTTGTGAATAACGATTTTTAAAGAATTGTATTCCAAGGCGAAAATACTTCCGGTTTTAGGTTCTTCGTTATATTTTGCGTTACTTTTGAATTTCACTTTGCGTCCTCCTTTTTCAACATCGGAAATAGCCATCCGGTCTTTTCGTTCGATGCAATCCAATCGAATTTTAGCTCTGATAATTGATACTCTTTATTGCATCTTTCACAGGTGAATCCTTTCACTTTACTGTATTGTCCTATAATTCCACCGCATCCACATCTACAGTATTTATAATCCATTTTCATCCTCACTTTCCCCATGTAAGCAACTGGCACGCTATTGTGCAGTCCTCCATGATTTCTGTATTTATTTACGTATCAATTCACCATGCTAATCTTGATATGGCCTCGGTTTACCGAGGATTCGTTATTTCTTTCTGTATTTGCCTAAAATTTTCATTATCTTTTCTACGTAATCAGCCATCTCGAGAATATCTTCGTCATCCATCCGTTTCAGCCCATATTTGTTTTCAAACTGGTTAAGTTCAAACTCCATATCTTTTACCAGAACAAACTTTTCCGCAAGTTCATTTTCTTTTCTGGCATTTTCATCGTATTCGTAAAACTTTTCGCCTTTTCCATGTTCTTCATATATATCTGTTTCGATCTTGGTTCTTTTTGGAGTGATTCTTGTAATCTTAACCGGAATAATTTTTCTATGTCGGAACGTCGATAACCACCCGCAATTCACCGTTCTGGCAATTCCAACGGTATCTCCTACCTTTAAATCGTCTCTGCTGATTTCTTTTAATTTAATTTTCATTTCTCGTCCTACTTTCATTTAGTCAAATGCTACCTGTCCGTTATTCTGCATATAAATCATCGGCGCAGCTTTACGCTCCATATCTCTTGATTAACTCCTTATAATCATCACAAATCCGAATGTGATGCTTCTTTTCCAAATCATCAACCATTTCAGACAATGATGTTTTTCCAGAATTAATATCATTGATGTAGTTATTAATTCTTTTTACGGATTTCATGTAACGTTTCCATCCCCATCCGTGCAATTCGTGCATTACATAAAACAAAATCACAAAATTCAGCACGTCAGACCAGTTCTTTCCATCCTCGAACCCATCATCGAAGGCTTTCAACTCCATTTCTTTTAACTCTTTCTGGCAGTTCTGGATAGACTGCGCAAACATATGAGCCTGCTGATTCGTATACGGAATGAATGCTTTCTTTTTCTGCTTGATTTTTAACTTTCCCATCCGGCTGCCCTCCTTATTTTGCCTGCCAGAGCATCAAATTCCATCAACATCCTTCGATCATTCTTGTTTGAGTATGCGATTGTTTGCTGTCCCTCATATATGGCCGCATATCTTCCGTTAATGTCATATGCCCCGCTGATTGCCTGCGATATCTGGCTTCTTGTCTTTCCTGTCAATTCCGATATTTCAGCAAGCGTCAGCTCCCCGATGTACTTTGAACCGTCATATACGTCATACAGTTTCATGTTTCTTTCTCCTTTTAACTGAGCTTCATTACTCTATGGCTTAAAATATGAGTCGCTTTTCCTACGCTACATTCATCACGCCCATAATAACTTTTATAAAATTTTGTTATGAATCCGGTCTGTAATCGGGAATCTGAGTTTTTGCCGTGAATATATACAACCTCGTCACCAATGTTTAACTTGTTTCCTTTGCAATCAATCATTTGATACTCCTTTCAAAATGAACATAAATTCAAATCAACATCCAGTCCTGGTCTTGCGATCTGCACCAGAACATCATCTTCAGCAACGCCCTATATCTCTTTCTGCATCACTTTCCTCTGTTTAGAATCTAACAGCTTATTAAAAGCAACTAGACAATTCTTGATAAACTGTTTATCATTATTATCAGGGCACATTTCCGCATACTCTCCAAGCTCTATCAGACGATCAGTAGCCTGCTTGGAATATTCATCTGTAAGTTCGGCCGAATAGAAATCTTTTATAGCTTTCCAAAATTCAGTCATAAATTTTTGAATATACGGAATATCCTTTGCTTCTACTTTTATTTTTATCATCTCCTTTGAATATTGTATACAATATACTGTATACGCTCTATTTAATTTTATTTTATAAATATAATATATTTATATTATTTTAATATAAGTAACCCACAGTAACCGAGATGTAACCGTACTAATTTGTGTAAACCATTGATTTTACAGGTAGGTAACCGAGTAACCGAGTAACCCTGACTTTCTCATATAGGGAAACTTTTATACTCAATATGTGCATATAAATACTTAAATATATATATGCAGAATCAAAGGTTACCTAGGTTACCCGGTTACCTTTTGGACGAATTGTTTGTTAATCAAACACAATATCGTCTGTAATCTCAAAATCATCATTACAATTCACAAAACCTTTTGGAATTTCATCTACAATTTTCAAGAACACACATTTGGTGACAATTCCGTCCAGTTTTTTTGCTTTGGTCGGATATCCTCTGCTGTCGGTTTCCACAAGTCCTTTCTTGACAGCCCATGACAAAAATGCTTTTCTGGAGAATCTTCCGATTTTGCATAAATCATCAAACGCTGCGCTATAGATTATTGCAGTTGACGTTTTTTCTACCGGATCATTGTCGATAATTCCCCATCTTTCTGTCTTGATATCTGGGTTATCATCAAATTTAATTCCGTTCATGGCAATCTTATCAAGCACGAACCAGTAAGCGTGTTCGTTTTCAGACACCATTTCTTTCTCTGTCAGAAGATTCTTAGCCGTCTCAATGTCAATGTACTGGCCATCATGAAACAGCTGATCTGTTGCGATTTTATCCGCTACCAGGATAATGCTCATTGATATACTCTGCTTCTGCATTTTATCATCGTCCTGTATAAGCCCCTGATAGTGCTTTTGCAGGGCTTTTATATCATCAATAGACATTTCCTTGACTGCGTTCACAAAATCGATTCCTGCGTATCCGTAATTCTTTTTAAGAGTATCTGCGGTAAGCTGTGGATCATCAAATATCTTTTCGGAACACTCAACCTCAATAATTCGGTTAATTGCTCCACCTTGACTGACATACCCGGCCAGTGGACGTTCACCGTTAGTAAGAATACAATTCTGCCAGCGGTTCTCCCGGTTCACGCCCAGTTCTTTGTTAGAACGACTCTTTCCTTTGCCGGAACATAGGTCATATACAATTCCTTCGAAATTATCCCGGATTTTAGCCGATACTTTGGAAGTATCATCCAGAATCAGCGGTAAGTTGTTGAGCATATCGGATTTTGCTTCCAGGGCCACATCGGTTGTTTTAAAGTCTCCTATGTACCTAGATTCACCTGGATTCGCCCAGACAGAAGCCCCCAACATAAGCGTTACAGTCTTACCGCCCTCGGTTTCGCCCCATAAGTCCACAAAGAATGGAAGAGCACCGACCAGTTTAATTAGAATGCTTGCAAAACTTGCAGCCAACATGATTTTTGGTTCGATTCTTCCAGTAGCACGAACCTTTTTTACATGTTCATACCACTCTACTCTGCTGCCACCTACACTGATACTTTCGTATAACTGACGAAATCTCATATCGCCATCAAATACGATATCCTTGTCGTAAGGCAGGAAATAATCTCGAATCCACCCGATTTTACTGGAAGAATATTGGATGTTGATATAATCATCATTGGCGTTTTCCACGTCCGACAGATACCGGACCAGATACTTCGCATTTTCCGAAGTGACTGAAATTCCCAACGCTGACAGCCCTACGATTTTAGTCGCGGATGTAATCATTGTCTTTGGAACGATAATTTCAGACCATTTACCGTTTCGCTTATATGCAAGCTTAATCTGCTCTTCTCCAGTCTCCAGATTCTTCATTCGTTCGATTGGAAGAATAGGGTGATAACAAGCTATAATATCCGGTGATCCTGGATTTGTATTTGAAATCCTGATTCCCTCATCATCTGCCATCCAGTTAAGACATTTCATGCGGTCATATTCGCAATCAGAGAAATTTGTCCATTGATTTAATGCGGATACAGGTTTCTCTTGCTTTTCTTTCTCAAGGATCTGCTTATGTACTTTTGTGTAGACTTTTAACAGATCCTCAAATTTCTTCTTTACTCCAAGCTCTTTCGCTCTGTCCAGAAGAGTCAATGTCAAACGTGCCTTGTAAATTTCATCTTCTTGCTTGAATATCTCATTAAACACTTCTTCTTCCAGAATTGATTCTGATGTGAGCTTGTTAATCTGTTCCATTTTCTTTAATCACCTTCTTCCAATCCTGTTATGAATCCATGCTTATATAATGCAAGCTGTAATTTGTTCCATGCTTCACACCAGCCATCTGATAATGGCTTTACTCTGCCAAGAATAGACCTGTAAAAGTCAATATCGGACAAACATTCCTGCAATTCTTCATTTTTCTTCCGCTCTGCCTTCTCTCTCATTTCTTTTTGCTTCTGAGCGTGATATATTGCCATTCTGGACGAAAAATCAGGTTTATGGTATGTTCCACCAAGAATCTGAAAGGCTGTCTTAAAATCGCAATTATCCATGCTCTGAACGAATGTAAATATGTCTCCTGTCGCGCCACATCCGAAGCAATAATAGCTGTCTTTGTAAATTTTCATTGAAGCAGTACGGTCACCGGAATGAAATGGGCAGCTGATAAAGCCAGCTCTGTTCGGAATCATTCCGTATCTGGAAAGAACATCTCTCATACTGTTCTGCTGTTTAATCGTTTCTTTGTCCATCCGACAGAATCTCCATTATTCGTTTTCCAGTATTTTTTTTGTCACAAAATAGGAACTCAACGCCATATTTTCTCTGCATTGTGCATAGAATTTTGTACAACGTATCGCCGTGCATAACTTTCTGTTCTTGCTCAATCCAGATACCATTTTTCTTAACCCGCTTCTTCGCCCTGGGATTCTCCCACCAGAGAACATCGTCCAGCTTTTCGATTCCTTTCCCGTGTTCGCATAAGAAGACAAGTTTTATTCCTGCTTCGTTTGCCCGGATAATCTCAGCGCGGAATCTTTCGTGCTGCTGGCACACATTTCCACATAATTCGGAAAGATTTTGCTTTCGGTCGACAACCAGTCGAGGGTTGTCATAATTCATATAATCCCCGACGTAGAGCTTCGACACAAACCATTTCTCCCCTGCTGCATCAAATGCTTTCTTAATGTCATCAATAACTTTCTGATGTTCCCTACTGTCAATTTGTATCATGCGAACGGCATCTCCTCATCAATTCCATCTGGAATGCTCATAAATCCGTCCGGGTCGGCTTCTGGATTCGGTGTAGGCGGTGCTGTCTGTGCCTGTGAAGAACCTTTACTTTCGCCGAATTCGATTTCCTCGACAACAATATCTGTTGTATATACCTTCACGCCGTCTTTATTCGTATAGGATCCTGTCTGGATTCTTCCAGATAAATCTGCTTTCATGCCTTTTGTGAAATATTTTTCGATAAATTCCGCAGACTTTCCAAATGCAATACAATTAAGAAAGTCCGCTTTCTGATCAGAACCCTCTTTTACAAATCTTCTATTGACTGCAATGGAAAATCTTACGATTGATGTTCCATCATTTGTATATCTGACTTCTGGATCTCTTGTAAATCGTCCTGCAAGAATAACTTTGTTCATTTTTTATTCCTTTCCACTATGCTGTTTATCGTACTCAATCAACATTTTGAGACATTTTTGCCCTTTTTCTTTTGTGAGTCCTTTCACATCGTCTACCTTGAAACGAGTTTTAATCTGTTCAAACAAGTTAGAACTCGGATATTTGTCAATGATGTTCTGGATGTTCATTACATTTTCTGAAGCAATCATCTCAACAGGTTCTTTTGATTCTGGCTTTTTAGCTGCTGTTTTTCCGCTGCTACCTGTATTGGTAGAATCACTGTCTTTGTTGTCATCAATGCAGAACAAACCATTCAGCGCATACTTTCTTGCATAAGATGACGCTGCGCCTGTAACCTGGGAAGAATCCACGCCTTTTTTTGACTCTTCTTCCCTTGCATAAGCAACGGTTGTAATCTCGCCGGTATCTTCACAGTCGTTCAGATGAGCTTCTGCCCTGACGTATATTCTATCCCCGACAATTTCTATCCGATCTGTGACGCTTAACACAGTCTTTGTTTCTGCCAGAAGCGGTTTTACAGCCTCCAGAATATCCTCACAGCTCCTGTATTTGTATTTCCCGAAGGAATTGTACTGTCCTTTAGGGGCTTTCAGCTTTGACTGAATAATGCCTAACTTCTCATATATATTCACTTCTATTCCTCCTTGTCATAAACCACGTGCTTACTGCTTTCAATAATCAGCAAACTTGCGATATCTTTCATTGATAAGGTTGATTCGTTATAAATTTCAACCAGTGCGTTATATGCGCCTGTTGAAACTTTCACGACAGGGTTATCCTTATCAGTTGCCGGTTGTTTCTTTCTCGCCGGAATACGGATTTCAAAATCACTCATAGCGCTCTCCTACTTAATCTGAATATTCTGAGAAGTTTTTAGTGAAATTCCCGGAAATTCTTTTCCGGCTTTCAATGCAGCTTTCAATCCGATTTTGTCAGGTGTAGGCTCTGCATATTTAAGGAACTCCTCAGGAACAGTTGCATTCGCTGAAATATCTACAGAATCACTTTTTCTGTAAGAAATTGATACCTTTGCAGTCTTAAATTTCTCACCGTCCAGATATTTTGAAAGAAATTCTTTTAATGAAGCTGCTTTGTTCTCAGCAACTTTTTGACGTGCTGCAAGGTTATCTTTTTCTTCTTTTAAGGCTTTTGCATCTGACAGAAGATTTTTAATCCAACAACCGATACCCTCAATCTTCTGATCTCTTTCCATCTGAAGAGCAGAAAGCCTCTCAACATCAATGATTTCTCCTGTTTCCATGTCTACACAATCCATAATTGCGTTATCAATTTCGTACAATTTCATTATCTTTTCTCCTCTCTTTTAAAGAAACAATACAATGTATCCGTCTCATGACATTCGATATGATCCAGAGACATATCACAGTTTTCATAATCCAAAATGTGATCCCCTCTGGACTGAAACTCTCTGAGCAATTCGTTAATGCATTCTGCTATCTCCAGACTGGGAAGAAGCTTCATAATTGCTATCTGTTTACTCATTTGGACACTTCCCATCTATCAGAAGCTCCAGCAAGAATGCTTTGATTTTATTGAGCTTTTCACGACTTTCTTTCTCGAAAAATGGATCAAGAGATACATTCTGATATAAATCCCATTTAAATTTGCCTTCGGGAAGACAAACATTGTCTTTTCTTTTAACCCCCCTTACGTTCAGACCATAATTTGAATATTCAAATGTAATACTAGCTGTCGGAACTTCATTCACAACTCTTTTACAAAGTTCATAAATTTCGTCAATTTCTTTCTCGAACATTTCCTTATCCTCCTTATTTCCTACTGCCAGTCTGCTTTCATCTGGCGAACCGCCCATGCTGCCGAGATGCCAAAAAAGATGTTCAGCCAAATAGGTATGTCCACATATTTCCCGGCAAGCATACAAACAGCAATCAGTGTATACTCTTTCATTTCATTTCTCCCATAATCCATGCAAGGTTGCTGGCTACCAGTGCGGCAGTTGTGACCAACCATGCAATAAACCATTTTCTTACTTTTTTTCTACTTTCTTCGACAATTTCTGTCGCAAGAATGAACTCAAGTTCGCCCCATGTCGGAACATTTTCACATTTATTTGTGCTATTTCTGCTCATATCGTGCTAATTTCTCCTTTTTTGGTATTTACAATTAGCAGATACGAAGTTATAATTAACCTGTACCTACTAAGTGCGATTTAGTAAGTGCAACGCTCCGGTTGGTGGTGCTTCACCGCCGGGGCACTATCACTTTAATGCTTCTTTCCCTCTCCAAATATATCCTGTTTCTTCCCAGAGTTTTCTTGGAGAGATAACAAATTCTATTCTGCCAGAACCTTTTCTGTCGTGAATCACTTTATTCCCACGATACGCCGTGCCGATAGGCAGCCATCCATAGATGATTCCTGCTCTGACAGATGGTGTAGGAATGCCTGTCATTTTGCTCACGTCTGATACTGTCAGGCGCTCGTTTGAGAACTCCGGCATCTGTGGGATACCTGATATGATTCTCGCAACCTCTGCGGCGAACTGATGAACTTCGGCGTTCTCTTTAATATAAGTATCCACTTCGCTCATTTCATGCTCCTTTCTTGTTTTCTTTCTAGTCAGAATTACTGTAATCAATAACTCCGTCCATATACCCCAGAATATAATGTTTCTTATCTTCTGAAAGCTTACGGTGCTCTGTGAGACTCAACCAAAGGAACTTCTGCTTTATATGTTCCCTGTTCTCTCGATTTTCCCTTGTTGGAATAGTTTGCAAAGTGTACGGTCGTGTCCACTTCCATATCAATACGGAAATCATCCGGTGTACAGGAAATCATAAAACCCGTACATTCATATCCGAAATCCTCTCCGTTGATGCGGAAGATTTTCTTTTCTGTGTCAACTTCGATGGTTTTAAGCTCGTGTGGAATGAAAATTTTACTCATAATTTGCTCCTTTCTATTGTTTTTTTCTTTTTCTCCTACCTATAATGTACTTACAGGCACCTCCATGCCGAGTACGGAGAAAGGAGAATTATATGGTTGAAACAATCACTCGACTGTATCACTGCCACAAGATTCACAAGCATGTGAACGTTTGTGAAGAGTATGAGGTTTCTGGTAACAGTCGCCGCCTACTGCGGTGCTCATGTCCATATCATCAATACACGGAAATGAAGCCGCACTGTGATGGGTATAATGACCATGGTTTTCAATGTGGTTATGCAAAAAATCAATAACCAGGCTCACTAACTCATCTGGTCGCTCACTTGGCGATAGGTAACAGTAAAGCCGTAGGTCACATTTGCAACAGTCTCCACCAGATTCTTTGCAGTGTTGGCTGACGGCTTTATTAAATTGTAATGCGTCCATTTACGCTCCTTTCTACTCAATACACATTTGAGCATTGCAGTCCCTGATGCACATTACTGTATTAGTGCATGGATGCCAATTTCTGACATATTCCATAGATTCTTCAAATCTCAGCTTAGGGATGTTATTACGGGCATTTACTGCGAAGTAAGTCTTTATATCCCTGTTGCATTCAGCAAATACTTTCTTACCAATTTCCCTGTAAGCATTTGACTCTTTCCCACCAAGGTGAGCAATTACGACACTTGACACTAAGTCTCTAATAGATTCCTGCTGTGCGTAGTCAATAGTCATGGTATTTTCAAGTCTGTTAAGCCGCTCTTCGTGATCTAAGAATCCTGTCGCAATAACCTGTATCTGTTCAACTGTCGTCAGTGGCTTCTGGTATGAGCCTGTCTTTCTGATTATTGGAAGAACTTCATCCATAACCCATGATTCAAATTTCTCTGCCGATGGAAGTTTCGATTTTATAATCAATCGGTACAAATCTCCCTCATTTATGTATGACATTGACTGAATGCCACTAGATGTAGGGGTGTCACGTTTCGTTACTCCCTTACAATGGTCAAGAATGGCTTTCCTCGGATTACTGTATCCAAGTGCTTTCGCAACATCTGTTCCAACAAAATACGGTTTCCCGTCAATTTCTATTGTTCGAATTTCTCCGAACTCCCCTGAATTAAAAATCTGTAATTCGTTCATAAATCTCCTTTCTTGTGATATACTCCCTATAGATGGGAGGTGATTAAATGATAACTGGGAAACAATATCGGCTAATGAAGTCCGTTCTTAAAAATAACGGAACCACTGCACAAGATACCGAAAATCACGAAATGTATAGATACTTAGCATCTAAAGGATTCTTACGTAAGCAACCTGTGCGTGGATATGAAGGCTATGTGGTCACTCAAGACGGTGAAGTTGAAATGAAAACATATAGAGAAGATACTTACCGTTTTAAAGTGACTACTGCGATCTCATTCATTGCTCTTATCACAAGTATCGTTTCCACAATTTTGAAATTCTGTATCAAGTAGATCGTCTGCAAGATGTCCAAGTGGTATTCTTTTGCCGGGTTCCAGATGGATAGGATTTGGAAGCTCTAATCCATTCGTTTCCCCGGTAAGAATCGCCACTTTTAACTGATTTACCTGTTTCTGTAAATCTCTTACATAATCAAATAGATACTGAATATCTGTTTTGCTCAACCGTTTTCACCTCCATGTTAAGAACTTTCTTTCTGTGCCTTATCAGAATCATCTGGCTTATTCTCAGAAAAACTTTCCGTCTTACCAAGAATGTATCCCTTGTCAAATTCTGACATATTAGGAATCGCTTCTTTCAGCTTTTCTACGATTCTTTTTTCTTTTTCTGACATGATTTTCTCCTTTCAGTTTATAGTCTTGCTTCGCTTGGACACCTGACTTTGAACCTGTCATCATCAGCACCAGTAGGTTATCTCTGGTGGACGGTCATTCCTGACCGTTTCGGCTATCCGTTTATTACTGCATTTATGGTATCCCATGCCTGTTGATAGCTTCTTAATACTTCGCCCTTGTGTGGACCTGCGGGAATAACGTAACCCCACTTCGGAGTGCCGATTCTATCAGTTATCATTTTTTCATCAGGCACATATTTCATTTTAAATGTCCTGAATGTTTCCATTACGCGTCGCTTATACTGTTTCTTTGTCATATCTATTACCTCTTTTCTTAAATTTCTGAAATAAGTCCTTCAGCTTCTTCTAAGTTATCAAATGCTTCTTCGATATCTGAAATATACTCTTCCATCTGCTCGCCACGCTCACCATACTGAAAACTTTCTGGCAGATTATCGAATGCGTCCTGTTCTTCATCTTTAACTTCTTCTAAAATGTCTTTAGCTTGTGAGATCAGATCAAGTGCCTCAGCCAATCTCTTTCTTCTGATTTTATTCATATCCTTTTTCCTCTCTTTCTTGTGGCTTGTTTCTTGCTTTGTGAGTTTATAATATCACGATGTGAGTTATATGTCAACACTAAATATTGACTTTGTGAGTTTTTTATGATATATTATCATTGGAGGTGAGGAAAAGTGAAAGACAGAATCAAACAAGTGCGCAAATCCCAGAAGCTCACTCAGGCAGCATTTGGAGACATAATTGGAGTAAAAGGAAATACCATTACTAATTATGAAACCGGCTTAAGAAATCCAACAGATGCAGTTATCAAATCTATATGTAGAGAATTTGAAGTGAGTGAAGAATGGCTCAGAACAGGAAAAGGAAGTATGTTCGTTCCAAAGAGCAAAGATGAAGAAATTGCAGAAATGCTCGCAGACATACAGAAATCCGGCGAAGATTCATTTAGGCACCGTCTTGTATCTGCATTAGCCAGATTGGACGATGACGGATGGGATAAACTTGAAGAGCTGATTGACATGATTTCCAACAAGTAAAAAAAAGAAAGACAAGGGCAATGCGCAAACCCTTGTCTTTTTCTTTACTATCCTATTAATCTTTTTATATATGTGTATATCACTTTTAGCCAGTGTGCATTATCACATTTCTCTATTAGTTCAATAATTTCTTTCTTATAATCCATAAATAACCCTCCCTGTCACAACTACCGCCTACACTACAGTATATGTCCGGCTGTGGGAAATAGAACCGAACATTAGTTCGTTTTTGCTATTATATCACCTATTCCGACTCTTGGCAACTGCCAATGATATACATGAACTCTCACTATTTTATAGAAAAAAACATTTCTTTTTCATCTAAATCACTCTATTTCGTTCTAAATCTTTACAATATGCTATTAAAATGATAGAATAAAAATACCACGAATAACCGTACTTTACATAATATTGCAAAATCAGCGGTACAAAATACATAATCCGCATGAAAAGTGCGAAGCGTGTCGAAAACATATCAGGAGGGTGTTTATCATGAATGAAAAGAAAAAATATTGTAAACACTGCGGAGAACTTATTGACGACGACTGCATAGTGTGTCCTAAGTGCGGAAAACAAGTAGAGCAGTTGACTTCTAACAACAGAGACATCATCATTAACAATTCTGCATCTTCCTCTGCGTCCTCAGCGGCAAGTTCAGGTATGCCGTATACAAGACGGAAAATGCCATGGTATTTAAGTTGGTTTTGGATTTTCATTTTAGGAATCTTCACTGGTGGAATTTATTGGATTGTAGGAATTGTAATGAGAGTCAATTGGAAATCGCATAATTAATAAAAAAACCACCCCGGTATTGGCGTACCGAGGTGGCGTTTATACATCTCCGAAGAAATGTAATATTCTGGCAAAACATATTGTATCATCTTCGGAGCAGTCGAACAAGACAGAAAATTTGTTCGGCTGTTATTTTTATACCTAAAAACAGCTATAAAGAAAAGAGGAATAAAAATGGCGAAGAAAAGAAAGAAATATCCAAAATTGCCGAATAACTTCGGCTCTATTCGGTATCTTGGCAAGAATCGAAGAAACTGCTATGCAGTGCACCCACCGGCTACACTGGATGCAACCGGAAAGGTGGTCCGTCCACCGGCGATCTGCTACGTTGATAACTGGCTGAAAGGATTCTCTATTCTGACAGCTTACAAAGCCGGCACGTATCAACCCGGGATGGAACGGGATCTTGAGATATCACCTACAACGGACGTAGATACCCTAATTACTCGTTTGATTGCTGACTACAATACAATCAAGGGTGTCGAGGATAAACACCCGGAAATCAAGAAATTGACGTTTTCAGAGGTATATGAGAAGTTTTACGCATGGAAGTTTCCAGAGGGTTCAAAACTTTCTTATAGTTCAAAGATAGCTTACCAGACCGCTTACTCAAACTGCACGGCTCTGTATAATCGTGTATTCGAGGATTTAAAAGCACCTGATCTGCAAAAAGTCATTGATGACTGCCCGTTAAAGCGTCAGAGTCTCATGGCGATTCTTACGCTGTTCAAGCAGATGTATAAATATGCTGTTTACTCAGAAATTGTAACGGAAAATAAGGCACTATACGTCCATGTCAATGCTGATAATGACACCGAACATGGAACGCCCTTTTCTGATCAGGAGATGCAGGTGCTGTGGAATAATACCGGCGATCCAGAAGTGCAGCTCATTCTTATTATGTGTTACTCCGGCTGGAGAATCGGTGAAGTGCTAAAACTTACGACCAACTTAGAAGAAAGATACTTCCAAGGCGGTATCAAAACAAAAGCCGGCAAAAACAGAATCGTTCCGATACATCCTGCTGTATATCATTTTGTTGAACAGAAAGTGCTGACGCAAGATGGAAAATTATGCGTGTATACTCAGCAGCACCACAGAAAAGCGTTATTCTATCCTACACTGGAACGTTTAGGAATAGTCGGTGATCCGAAGCACACTCCGCATGACTGCCGGCATACATTTTCTGCCCTGTGTGAAAAATATGGAGTCAGGGAGAATGATCGTAAGAGAATGCTCGGCCATTCTTTTGGTGGAGATGTTACAAACGCGGTATATGGACACAGGACATTGGAAGAACTCCGTACAGAGATTGAGAAAATAAAAGTCCCATTTGTGACTAACTGTGACTAACGGAATCTTATTTTATCAATTTTATTCATCACAATTCAGAACATAAAAACGCGTGAAACCCTTGTAAAATCAACATTCTCAGCGATTTTACAAGGAGTTCACTCATTTCATTTTCATTATTCTAATTGTATTCAATCAGGATATTAATTAAAATTATGCAAATGTCAGAAAGTCCTTTAAATACAGTACTTTAGAGGGTATTCAATTAGGAAATGATTTTTTATTTGTGACTAACGTGTGTCCAACGAACTAATAGGATTTACAAAACGAAATGATACAATATGTTATAAGAAGCATGATTCCCGGGGTACTATCCCCGGGAGCTTTTATTTATGAATTTCTGAAATTCTGGTAAATACGCCCTTCGGGACAAACTCAAATACGAACCCATCATCATTCGGGTACGGGATGCGGATGAAGTACCATTTCAGCCCGGAACTGTCAGTTTCTGTGTACTTCATTACCTCTACAACTGCACCTTTTTTCAACTTCGGAAACAGTTTAGATGGGCTATTTTTGTTTGATTTTGCATAACATTTTGTGTCTTTTTTAATCTGTGCAATGTAGGCTCTGGTGTTCATTTTTGAGTTTTGGTTTGGTGTCGCAGTGTCTCCAGATAGTGAACCACTGGTAATTGCAATTGCCACATGATGATCGTCATTCAGGAGAATATCACCTGCCTTAATGTAGTCACCAGATTTCAAATATTTTGGGTTTGTCAAGACTTTTGCACCTGTCTCTTTTAACGCCTGACGCATATCGTAAGTAGTCAAATAAATGCTAACTGCTTTCAACTTTGCGTTGTCCAGACGGTATCCTGCACCTTTTATGATAGCTGCTGTACTGGCGCTGCAATCACTCTCGCAGTCTTTTTTTATTTTAGCGGGGTCATATCCATTGACTTTAAGCTGTTGCCAAAATGTGTATCTATCATTATTATTTCCCACAGTCCCCTGATCGTAACCAATATGGTCATTCTGAGCCGCTTTCGTTGCCATATCCGCAATCATATTGGCAATTGTTTTATCTTCAAATCTCAGAACGCAGAGCCATGGTCTGCTGTACCAATTCATAATCTGATATTCTGTTCCGGTCTGATCGCCGGCTTTTCCGCCTGCATATCTGCCGTTCTCGTCATGCCCGCAATTACTAATTTTTACTGTTGCCATTTGTTGTACCTCGCTTTCTGGAAAATGTGTTTTTAATGCATTATAGACAAATCTCTGTCTGCTCTTATATGCCCCGACTTGGTTCCCTGCGTCGGTCTGGCAGGCTGCATAGAGATTGTCGAGTGTATATGGTTTCTGGGTCTTTGCCAAAATCCTTGTTACTGCTCCCTGTCCACCTTGGTGTCTAAAGTTCACGCACATGGCTTGCGCTCTAGTGTCCGTAACGCCCTGTTTAAGGGCTTCTTCTGTATAGGCGGCTAATTGTTCATCCATAAGGTTATCTTGGCATTTAACGCCGGTTTTAGACGATATGAGCCGTACGATTAAATTTGCAAACTGGCTGTTTCTGGAAATATTAAAACAAGACCAATCTGCTTCCTGCACCTGTTCCCATAACCCGATATTATCCAGTCGGCTCCATGCTTCCGTATCTGCATCATGAATCCGTTTCAAAAGTGTTTGTGCTTCGGTTGCGTACCACTGTCCGGCACCGATTGTAATTGCGTGTTCTTCAGAAGAATTGGTGTAGGCTTCTGTGAAGTCCGAATAATCCTGCTGTCCATAAACCTGCCCGCCGGTTTCGACTGCATAAATAATCTTTCTCAGGACGTTTTTTTGTTCAGTTGTCATATCGTCCGCTCCTTTCGCAAATATTCTTACCTAATTCTGATTATAGCATTTAGCGTTAAAGCATCTCTGTACCAATTTAAAAATCCGACAGGTGATTGCCTGCCGGATAATGCTAAATAAGAATTTTAATGAATTAAATGGGAATTTAAGATCGCTGCGTTTCGCTTCGCTACACTTAGCTAATAAGGAAGCAAGGGC